AAACAGCTCTAAATCTTTTGATTTTAAAAATCTAACAGTATCATCATAAAACTCATTATATGTATCAGCTATAGGAGCAGAAACCTTACTATTAATAATTTTTAATAAGGCCATTCTCTCTTGAAGCTTATCATCAACTTTAGAATTCTTAAGACCGTCTTTAGGATCTACAATAGGTAGAGGTGATTGGCGTTTTGGAAGGAAGCCAGAACCAGGATGAGTACTAATACCGTTAACAAGCACAAAGTCAGGAATAGCTTTATCCCTATCAGATATATGTGATACCCAAGAGCCTAAAGATGGATGCGTAATGGTACCTAGTTGTTTGTATGAGGTTCTGCTGAGGTATTGAGCTTGCTGATGAGCCCCTGTCTTAGAGGTTGTTGATCGGATCACAATAGCTTTATGCATTACTTCTGCTAGTTTAGGAAGCCTATGTCCTATTTGAAAGTCTCCTCTTGTGATTATCTTTTCAGTATCGCCTATTACATCTTTATCATCCTTTGGATCAAATGTATCGAGATGACTCATACCACCATCCAAATAGATGTAAATAATATTCTTAGCTTTTACGTTATCAGCAACAGGAGCATTTGCATATGCTTTAACTCCATAAGTGCTGGTTGCCAATGCTTGTATAAATGTTCTTCTTTCCATATTAAATAATTAGTTTAAATTCATGAGAGTTAATAAGTACCCAAACAATATCAGAGAAGCCTACTCCTTTGAATGCTAGTTGTTCTTCTTTAGTTGGTGATCTACCGATATAAGAACGAAAAACATAATCAACTGCTTCCTTTCTTTTTAGATCTAAAAGTTTCTGACCAAGGCGTCCTTTGACAGACATAAGCTCTTTAGTCATTCCAGAGTTCATAAGAGTTAAGATCTGCATAATGTTTGCTTCTTGATTACCATTCTCAATTAATTCTCTATCAGACCCACCAAACTCTAACATAAAGTTACGAGCACGACCATCGAAAATATGAGACGATCTAATTGCAAAAACCTTACCTGCTTTAGGAGCTCCTTTGTAATACTCTTTCTCTATACTTTTAAAGTCTTTATATATCTTTAATGCTTGTGTAGAGTTAAGAGTTGTTAAGTCAGGAAACATATATCGAAACTTCTCTATTCTATTCTCTGGCTGCCATTTATCTATATCTCCTGTATACAGAGTAATAAGACTATCCCAAAGTTGAGCAGCAGTCATTCGTCTCATAATAGGGCCTTGAAAGTTATCTTCCGGATCTGTTTTACAGCCATAGAACTTCGTATTGTATAAGATTGAATTAAACTTCTTAAGATCGTAGTTAACCTCCTTCATAACATCAACAAGATATAAAAGCAATTTATCATTACGGCTCTCTCTGAGCTCATCATACTCTGCTATATTGTTGAGAGTATCTATTAAAGCAAACCCAAATGCTTTATTCCAAAGTCTATTAACAATATTTGCAGTAAATGTAGGATGATCTTCACTTATCATCCATTGTGCAAAACTTGGCTGTAGTTTATTCCTCTTACGAGTCTCTTTAACCCTACCACCAACTGGGGTAACAGCCTTAATAACTTCACCTGGATCACCATCTTTGTATTTATAGTCATGCGGTAGAGATAGTACCTTCTTGAGATCACTATCTACATTATTGCGATACCCTCCTTGTTGCCAAAATTGACCAATCTCATTTAGAGCCCCTTTTGTTTCTTTTGCTTTATCTGTTGCTTCCGCTTCCTTACGAAGTCTTTGATATTCTTTACGCATACCTTTATCACTTCTTGTATTAACAGTAGTGAAGAAAGCACTCATTTCATAATACTCCATCTGTGACCAATCATCAAATGGATGATCGTGGCATTGTGCACAAGAGACATCCATACCAGCAAATCCTTGAAAGGTATTAGATACATTATCAAGTAACATACCTTCATCTCTCAAAAAGTATCCAACTGCAGGATTGGTATATATAGTACCTTGAGCAGTTAAGATGTCTTTAACTAATTTATTATAAGGTTTGTTCTGCTTTATTTGATCCCTAACCCATGTAATATATGTTTCGCCAGATACATTACCATTAAGCTTCTTTTTTAATCTCAACGTATCAGCGTAAAAATTAAACATAGTTTCATTATAACCTTGAGAATTAATAAGATATTTAACTAATTCTTCCCTATCATTATATTTCTTAAATCCAATACTCTCTTCATATGTTGGTATTCTTCCAACAATATCAAGGAAAGCTCTTCTAACAAAAACATCATCAGATGATTTTTTAGGCATTGATAATTTTTTATACTTTAAATCTTTAGAAATAATTTCATCGATTTTTAAACTATGATTTATTTCAGCAGAAAATATGCTTACTGTAAGAGCTAAATATAGAGAAATAAATTTAACCATATGTATATTTATACACAAACTATATAATATCCTCTAGTTCTGTAGCATATTTCAATCGCTTTTTAGTATGTGGTGTTCCAGCCTTTTCATACCTTTTCAAGAAAATCATAGTAGCATCTTCAACATTATCTGTTTGATTTAACATCTGCTTTACCTTTTTGTATTCTGGATGTTTTTCCATTTCATATAAAATGAAATCTATTTGTGTGTCTAGATTATTCCAATCTGTACCTTTTTTCTTGGCGAATTTTGTTAAGTTAATTGGATCTGTATCATACCTACCACCTTTCTCCCATTGGGCTAACCCTCGTCCTGGCCCTCCGCCTTGTTGTTTAATAGCTGGATCTAAATTAGACTCTGCTTTCAAATTTGCTACAACCCCGATAGCAGCAGTTTTAGTTAACCCTCCATCTGTCAATCGATTAAGAATATATTCTATGGAGCCGGTAACTGGCTTAATATCAGGCTCCGAATTAATTTCTATAGGTGGCTTTTCAATTTTAAGCTGCTGTAATATCTCTGATGCAACTTTATCAAATCTAGGTGAAGCTATTAATTCATCAGCCTTTTCGACAGCATCTATTTTTTGCTCTATTGGCTCTGGCCTCTCCTTAAGAGCCTTAAGAATGTAATCAGTTTCATAAGCAGTAGCCCCTAAAGATAATAACCCCATAAGTATCTCTTTATAACCTTCATCAAACTGTTCCGTCATAGGGTCACTTGTTATCTTTAGGTCTGCCGGCTGCTATCCAACATGCTTTACATCTGTATAATCGAAATTCAGATGCTTTTTGTGAACTATGGCAAATAGGACACCACTTAGTAGTCGATTCTTTTTTAGGCATTATTATATATCATTCAGACAAGTAAAGATCGGCTACATAACTTTCTTTCTCTAGAGTAATTTCTGTTTCAGAAAGCTTACCATCACCCCTATCCGTCTTATTAGATAAATTCTCTTCGTCTTGCTCAACCTCCTTAGAGGTTATATTAACATCATCTTTACGTTTTTGAACGTCTGGTATAGATGGTAAGTTAATACCGAAATCGATAGGTTCTCCAAGATGACAAGGAACATCAACTGTTCCAACATACCGACCTCCACCATGATCAACAGATAATGTTAATTTATCACCTCCAGGACTAATACCTCGTACTCGAAGATGTAGACCTGTATCAATAAAATCGTCAATAATTTCTTTTACGTTAGTTGGAAGTCCTCCGTAAATTTCATCACTTTTAAAATTATCATTGAATTTAAAAACGTCATTCTGCTGAAATCCCCCTTGGATCCCACGAGCAGGGTATTTTGCCATGTAATACTCAAATAGATGGAGAAATTTTTTGTCTTTAGCCATACTATTATTTAGTCCTTTAGATAAATAATTATACAAATTTATGGCGGTAAGATTAGATAATTTAGAACGATCATCTTTAGAACAACAATCTTTAAAGAATGGCTACTTATATAAAGATATAAAGTTGGATTTAGAACTCTCTCGATTCACTAGGCCTGAGTTATACTCTACTTCAGGTCCGAAAGATCTTGCAGAATTACAAGATGGTCAAGCTGTTATTAATTCTATTAAAAATATATTAACTACAACCCCAGGGCAAAAACTACTTAATCCTTTACTCGGTTTAGATTTTAGAAGTTATCTTTTTGAATCTATAAATACTACAACTTCATACTTCTTAGGCCAGTTTATTTATTTAAATCTCGGTGTACAGGAGCCTCGCATGACTCTTAATGAAGTTCGGATTACCGGTGACCCGGACAATAATCAATATGATATTGCAATAGGGTTTAGCATTCCAAAACTTGATATTAATGATCTTTTTATAAATGCTACTCTCAATAAAGATGGCTACGTTATTGTATAATAAAGCCGCTTGATTAAATATATACAATGAGCCTTCAAGATTTTACAGACTACAGCCTTCCAAAGAATGCTTATCTCACGTTTGACGCTAACTCCTTAAAAGGATTAATTATTGACAGGCTCAATGAAAACGAATCCTTTACAGATCAAAACTTTGAAGGATCAAATTTTAGTGCATTTATTGATGTAGTTGCGTATATGTATCATGTACTACTGTTCCAGCTAAATACAACTTCTAATGAATCAACCTTTAATACAGCAACTATTTATGAAAATATGAATAAGTTGGTATCCAATATAGGATACAATCCTTTAGGTGATCAAACATCTCTTGTTAATATATCTCTTTCTGCTGTAAATTTAACTTCAAACGTATATACAATTCCTAGATTTAGCTCTGTGGCCGCTAACGGTAGTACCTACGTAGCTATAGACGATATTACGTTTGAAAAAAATATTGATAATACTCTAGAGGTTGTACCTACTTCTAATAGTACTCTTTATCAAGGGGCTGTAGCTGAAACTACATTTAATGCTACTGGTGAGCCTTATGAAAATATTATCCTAGTTGATACGTTTACATCTAAGCAATTTAAACAAAGTGTATCTAATGTCCGTGATACTAAATTCGTTAGTGATAATACTTTTAATATATTTGTACAAAATAATGTAACAGGAATTTGGTCAGAGTATACTGAAACCTCCTCATTATTTTTAGAAGAGCCTGATGCTAAAAAATATGAAAAAAGACTCAATGGTAGTGGTAATTACGAATTTAAATTTGGTAATAATTTAAATGGTAAACAATTAGAATCTAATGATACCGTAATAATTTATTATGTTACTTCTGATAACGAAGCTGGTTTAATAAATCCTAATGCATTTACAGATACTTCATTTAATTTATATGGATCTCCAAACTTCGATGCTATTAAAAATATTATATATTCTACTGATCAAACATTAGTATTACCTTCTCAACTTAGTGATATTCTTATAAATAATCCATTTGCTTCGTCACCAACCAAGGTAGCTGAAACTGTTACGGAAATAAGACGTAATGCACCAAAAGTTTTTGCTTCTCAAAATCGTTTAGTTACAAAAGATGATTATGAATATCAAATTAATAGAAACTTTAATAACATAACTCGTGATGTAAAGATTCTGTCTAATCAAGACTATACATCAAAAGTATTATCATACTATAATGATATTGGGTTGACAAATGGTAATGATGATGCTCGTGTTTTATATTCACAAGTATTATTTTCTTCATCAACTTCATTTAATAATGTATATGTATATGTAGTGCCTAATAGTAACCCTATATTAAATGGACTAACGCCGAACTATTTGAATCCAGCGCAAAAGCAGCTCATTACTGAATTTTGTAATAGGAAAAAGGACATAACACAAAATGTAGTTATTTCTGATGCAATCTTTAAGGCATTTGCTTTTGGTGCTCCAAATCTTAATGATGATTCGGTTGATGATACTGTTAATAACTCTTCCTTACGAGTAACTTTAGATAAAAATCAAGCCATTAACGATGGTGCAATTAGATCTTCAATTTTTAATATTATTAACAATTATTTTAACACCATACAATTAGGTAACATTGTATCTGTTGCTAATCTTACAACAGATATTCTCAATATACCTGGAGTTACAGCGATTGATACTGTTAATGGTGATAATGTAGTTCCTAATTTAAACTTTGTTATCTGGAATCCTGATTATAAAGAAAAGGATAACGTTTTACAATCATTAAATTATCAATTAGAAGATTTTCAATTTGCATATTTCTACAATCCTCAAAATATCACGAATAAGATTGCTATAAGACGATTGTAAGATTAAATATGTTATATGTCGCTAAGTTCTCTACAACTCGATTCCTCTGGTGAATTCGATTTGCTATATAATTTTTTCCACGTACGTGATTATAAGAACGTGGAGACATACGAGAGCTTTGCATTACCATTTACACCTCTCTCATTTATACCGAATTTAACTGATGGTATAGAAGACTTTGTATCTAATAAAAGATTGGTGTGGGATTTTGGTGACGGTACAACCGTAGAGAGTATTACTGCTTCTCACTCTTATGATAAACCTGGCCGATATAAAGTTATATGTTATTTATATGATAAAAATGGTACTGGTTATTTAGATACATTTTCATCAAAAGTAAATATTAAAGACTATATTGAAGACAAATTAACAATTAGTGTTAATTCTATATTATCGGCTAATACTGGACAATTACAATCTCCTATTACTATTAACAGATATAATTCTTATAGATCCGTTAAAAATAATTTACCATCCATAGTAGCATACTCTTCTGCAGGGGATGATAATGATTACTTTCGAAATAGTTATAGTGATGAAACATATGGTCATCTTAAACCGTTTTCATCATTTGTACAAACATTGACTACATCCGGGGTTATTGAAAATGTAGATGTTAATAATATTACTACTAATAATACACCTATTTACATTAAATTAAGTAGTACGGAAATTGTAACTGTTGATAAGACAGATCCAGAAGCTTTTTACGCTGGATTAACCGGTACAGCTGATGTATCTTTCAAAAGCGATTTCCCTGGTATATACAACCTTACTTTTGGTTATAAGCAAGGTGACATTTTCAAATATGCTAATACAACAAATTACGGGGTATCTGCTACAATTAAATCAAATAATACATATAATAGATTATCATTTACATCTAATGGCATAGATGGTGAGGGTGTAGGTAATACCCTTTCAACTTTTAATATTAGTACAACTAAGTTTGCAACCACCAAAATTGCTTTCGTTACTAAAGTTAAGGATACAAATAATTTTACTCAAAAAAATATGCCATTGTTAAGTGCTATTGGTGGTCCAAATTTAAATCTCGTCTTAACCAACGGTACAACTAATTATAATGTTGAATTTGTCTCAAATTTCCAAACTTTATCTACATTAAATACCGGTGGCTTCTTCAAAGGTTATTTTGTAAGTAATAATTCTACAACATTAGACGATGTCTATCTTTCTGGTCATACTACTTATCTAGGTAATGTAATATCCGGGGTGAGTACTACTTTTACAGTATATCCAAGTAGTTTCTATACTATTGCAAAACAAGGGGAAAATATTGACTTTAAGAAAACCTTTAAAGACATTGCAATCCAGCCACTTTTTACAGATTCTAAAATTTTAATGAGTGATTTCTTAGGATCTATTTTTGGGGATTTAAGTTCAACGCAAGATGCAATTGGTAAGGCGACCTATGAAAAGATTCAAAATTTCTTTGATAACAACTCTTCAATCGATGAAAGTAATGTTGATGAATTGGATGGTATTTTGCAAATGCTTGATTTGCCTGAATTAACTAAATATTCTTTCCCAGCTAAACTAAATAGACTTATTGACTTACTGTCTATTAGTAAATCTCAACTATTTGGTCAACGTAATAAAAATCAGACACATTATCAATCATACGGTTATAGTGATAGTGAATTTTATGGTTATAATTTAGGTAACCGATTAACACCAGGTAGTACTATTATTGCTGGACAATCAATAGTAGCATCAGAAAAGTTTAGTGGTAAATTTATTACTCTAAATACCACTTTACCATTAAATGCTAGGACTACTCCTACAATTGCTACTACAACTGGATTTGTGTATGGTACTTCTACAGGTCAGTTAGTATCAGCGACATCTGATCAGCTTAACAATGGCACATTTATTACTATAGAGCAATTTAGTCAATGTGGAATTGCAGCGGAAAATGATGTTGAGATGTTTACTCAACCTCTTTCCACTAGCTCAACATTTTATAGATTGAGCGATTACAATTCAAGCTGGGGATGGCCGCTTGTATTAGGTGGTGGTCGCGACCTTTTTGATATTTATAATTTTTATTATCAAAAAGACGTAACTACAGATATTGAAAACTCTATAATTGATTTCACTGATCCTAATAATACTATTTCCTACACTTTAACTTCTTATAATGATTGGTCAAAAAATAACGGTACAATGTCAAATATTTTCTCACAATCCTTGTATGAAGGTCTTAAACTTTTTGAAGATTAATAATTATGCCTGACCAATCTATAAGAACAGTTCTAGTTAAGTATTCTATCACTAACCCTGATATAACAGATGGGGTATATAGAGATACTATTGCCCCGTTTTCCTTTCTAGATTTTATTAATAATACACAGTCCGACTACTCACCAGACGAGTATAGTTCGTTCTATAGTGCTTATCTTCAAAGCTGGTATTCACAACAAGGTACTTCAGAAGAGGAGCAAAAAACCCAGTTTAAAGATTATTATAGACAGTTTATTAAAGAAATTGTTGTTAACTATACAACAGAGACAGAAAAACGTTTCTTAGAAAAGATTAATTTTAACGACCCAGTTGATTTAGATGTAGCCATACCATTTTTCGCTAACCGTCTTAAAGATATTGCATTATTTTATAAGAAAAAGCGAGATGAAAGTAAGTATGTAATAGATAGAAATAAAACTAAAGGTAGTATTACAGGGTTAGAGAAGGCAATTTTTGATAACATTTATAATTTTATTTTTAATACAGAAGACTCACTCAACCCTCAAACTGAATCTGTATTTGCTGCAGTAGAAAATCTAGGTGTAGAGGTTGAGGAGTTTATTGATGTATATGGGGATTATTTTGATCTACCAGATACTGGGAATGGTAATAATATTAACGAAATTGAAGCAAAGTATTACTTGGATCCAGCAGGTATAAATGCTATTTCCACTGGTGATAATTTCTTAACTAATCTACGCACCTTTAAAATTAATCCACCTACTTTAACGCCGGCGGAGTTTGATGCTATCTGTAACCCGGATAACGAGCTAGTTCAACTGTATAATGAATATAAAACAGGTGGTTTATCAATTGCTCAATTCTATTCTTTAAAACGAGCGTTAATTTCTAAATACATTGGTACTGACATATACTATATCGACACAACTACCACACCAGCAACATCCGGGCTGCTGGTGAGAGCAGATAATCCTGCGGCCAACGCTCTTAATTTGCAAGGTATTGATACTGCAACCGTGGAAAGTAATCAAACGAAACTCTTAAGAGATGTCGGTCTTAATTTTAGAGAAGATGATATTGGCCTCTTCAAACTACAATCTGAAACATTTTTATATGAGATTGATACTACTATATTAGATACTGATAGTGTGTATATTTTTCCTGATCCGGCACGATACGGTAATGTTTCAATTAACCCACAGCCAGTATACCCAATATATTATAAATTTGATTATAGATTTAATACAAGAAACGTGTCTAGTGGGCTTGCAGCCGGGGACCCTAAAATTACAAATAAAGCTACAACTTTCGAATCATATACTACAAGAGAGCGTAACGATTCACAGTTAAAGGAGCGTAACGAGCTTAGTTATAAGTTAAATTTTACCGATCTATATAATCAAGGAATAATTAATAAATATCAAACAGACATTTATGGTAATGAATATGCTTTGTTTAAAAATGAACCTTTAAAACCTATAGATGTTAGTGCATCTACTCAGGTTAAAAATTTACTTTTAAATGGTCATTTGTTTTTTGATATAGACAGCGGCTATAATTTTAATTACTCTTTAACTGGTGTTTCTGGTACAACTGTTAGGTCCGGACTTAGCACATACACAAATAGTCTTACTGCTTTAAATACACCGTTAACTCTATATATGAGGGAATTCTATCCTTATCAAGAGTTTATTCAAGATACACGAAATATTATACCGTATTGGCGAGATGGTGGCGCGTTTACATTTTTAGATGGCTCCGAGCTTCCAAACCCTCTTACAGGATTAGGGCCAGGTTATCCTGCGTCTACTAATTATTACTATACAGTTCTTGCTGAAGGTACATTTCCCACTCCAGTGGATCTGCAAACTAATCAAACACCACTATCTGATATTACTACGGAAGCAGCCTTTAATATTATTACAGAAAACTCCGAACTTACGTTTGATGTAGATGTAAGATATTATCTTTCTGCCGGGGGTCAATATAAACGGTATGAAGGAGGATTTTTTACTGATGAGGTGACTCTACCTAATGACTTTATTTATTCTGACAATTATCGGTATATTAATAGTACTGATTCAAGAGGATCAACTATTGTTTCTAATCTTACTTCATCAAGTACCTCACTTACTAAGGAGGAACAAAAATCTCTAGAAGGAATATTATATGTTAAAAACGGTAATTACTCGACATCAGAGCCGTTATCATCAGCACTAGCCAATATTATTACAAAGTATTCTACTGCAGTTCAAAATCAACTAAGTCAAGATCTTATAGATTTTGATATTATTCAAAATACTATTTTCTTAGAAACTAAATCCAGTCTTGTTATTGATAAAATCAGCTATAAAGATGGTAAGTTTAATGTACCATCAACTATTAATACATTATATACTGTTAATAGTGCTAATATGGTGGAAGTCTTTACTAATAGGTTTTATGTAGAAGATACAACTAAGGTATATTTTGCGCGTTTTAGAGACGACCTAAATGATACATGCGGACCTATAGCAGATAATTATAAAGCTGTTTATCCGGAAATCTATGAGTATGATATACAACAACATACTTCTACTAAAATCTACCCTGAAGGAGTTACAGATGTATCACTTAGTGCATTTGAGTTAAATATTCCATCCTTATCGGCTAGAAATTATACTCCCGATTCAGTTCATACACCAACCATCGTATATAATAGTTTAAATGATTTATTTAAGTTAACGTATATTATATATGATAAAAACGATTTTTCTCATATTGTTGATGTATCTTTTAAAATGACAGATAATAAACTTACTGTTGTAGATTCAAATAGATATGAATCATTAAATAATATTGCAAGAACATCAACATTTGGAGATACAACTAACTTTAACTCAATTTCCGCGAGTCATGGCTCTTTTACAAGAGATTCTAAAAACTTTACCTTTAATGTATAATGAGTACAATTTTTATTAACCTTTCATCAGTCACCCAAAACATAAATGTAATTGGGGAAGAGATATTGTTTAAAGGAGCACCTACAATAAATTTTGTACTAACAGGAATTTCTGAAACCTCTAGTTCAGCACTTACACTAGATATTAATTGGGGTGATTCGAGTAATATCCAATATGCACAGAAGGATATTGTTTTTAACTATAAAACTAACTCTATTTTTGATGAAGTTTTATATGGAAAAGTTGGAGGGACCATTTTAAATCAATATGAACATACTTATGCCCCAGTAGTAAGTTCGTTCTTTACTAATTTAACTGCTCAGTTTTTAATACATTACAATAACGGTTTTTACGCTAATATCAATCAACCTATTAAATTGATTCGTGAGAGTTATTACGATAATATACAAAAGGTTGGAATAACATCAACCCAGATGGTAGGTATTTCGGCTAGTAATACAATAGCAAACTTACAATCTAAATTTAACAACGCTACTTATATCACTTTCCTGAATAATTGATTGCGTCTCGCGTTTGTACCATTAAATATGTATGTAAATGGCGACAACCAATACATACTCTGTTAGCTCTGTTTCTTTCCCAACAGCGGAATATAATGATAGATTCATATCATTTGAGCAAACCAAATCAACATTAGAACAAGGGTTGAATGTTAATCTTATTGCTGCTCTTTCAGGTGCTCGTGATAGCAGGATTAATAATTACTCATCATTCTACTTAACTGGAAAAAATAAACTATCTAACTTTATATCTGTATCTTCACCCTCACAAGATACAGCTGTGTCCCTAGTAACAAATATTGGATTCGAAAGACCTAATAATCAACCATCAAAATATTTTTATATCTTTAAAAGCAACGAAGATGTAACAGCTGATCAAAAAGCTCTAGGCATACAACCACTTAACAAAACAGGATTATTTCAAAATAATTACTCTTTTGAAATCGAAGCGTTAAATAATAATTTATGCCGGATTAAGCATAACGATGGGTTATTTGATTTCTATCTAAATTACAACAATGCCGCTGGTGTAGATAAGTTTGTATTCTATCGAAACACAGATGATTACAAAGGTATTATTCGTGAGCAAAGTGATGTATTTAGATATGTTTTAGACGATGATGGATATTTGCAGCTATTTAAATTTGACAATAATGTACTTAATATAGTTACGTTAAGTGGAGATCAACTAACTCTCACACCGTTGTTATCTGGAAGTCTTAACCGTGGTATTAATAACTTAATGCATGTTGATTATTCATTAGATCAAAACAATCAATATGTTAATAACAGTTTTGCTAAATATAATGTAAGGGAAACATCTAATCTAATCCTTGATACATCAAATAGTAATTTAAATGGAAACGGGCAATATATGCTTACAACAGCATATAATACTATCTCTGCAGATAATTTTCAATTAAATTACCTAACTCTAGATACAAATAGGTCGGAATTTAACTTTATTAAACGTGGGTCTAATATGATAGACAGTCCTATTGGTCTAGGTCGCGATCCACGTGAATATTATAATTTAAATTCAGGTAACAATCAAGAAAAGGGGTTGGATAAGATTAACCTTAACTATAGCTTTTATGATAAGGATATTTTTATTGAAAATGGTTCTGATACATTTTTTGTGGCACCTTCATCAATATATCCATATGAAAAGCTTAATATAAATGATTCACAATTCGTTTATAATGGTGCTTTCGCTGGGCCTACACCTATTTTAGCTGATAAAATTTTTATTAAGAGACAAAACACAACTCAGTATGATAATGGTCGATATTTGTGCACATGGTTATCTGGTGGAAATTTAGGAGAGCAAGGATTATGGGTCGATAGGTACTATTATCCTGATAAAATTTCTAAAAGAGCGGCACTTTCATCAACCCCAGTTTATGCACCATCTTTTTTGGATAGTGTTGACACTATTAATATTAATGTATCTGATGCAATTATTAATAAAGAGAAATTCTTTGATAAAATAAGCGATGCGGCTATCGAACCGAATATAGCTATTAAATATCAAAGAATTGGTAATGCTGATATTAAAGAAATTGTGGATAGCTCCGCTCCTCTAGTTTCTGCATTTGATATGTTAAATACTTCAAAAATCGTTAGAGGTGAAACAGAAAATTTTTGTACTGATGTTGATACCCGAGAATTAACGTTTAATGGTAGTAACTATACCGTTTTTAACGTTTCTAACGATATAGATAAAACCAAAAACTTTACGTTAAATTTTGATATGTATTTAGATCCGGCTAATCAATACGGATTTGAATTGTTGGGTAATAATACAAATAGAGGGTTTGGTATTTTCCAAGATCAAACGGTTACTCCGTTTATTCATGTAGTCAGTGATCATACTTTATACATATTTAACACAGACTTTGAATTAAGGAATAAAATAGAGTTTAAAACAAAAATTAAACAAGTATTCAAGAGAAGTGCGTTAGATGATTATATTGTTACTACTTCTGGTAATCTATTCTATAAAGTTAATACACAAGGTAATAAGATTAAATTAGATTGTGGTAGTGATATTTTAGAGTATATAGGTTATTATCAAATGCATAATAATATTGATTTTATTTCCGGAGATCAAAACGTTCGTCGAATTAACACTAACACATTTTCTGTTTCTACACTATCCGCAGCAGAATTTGATGTATATAAAAACGAGTTTTGCCTGTATGATAATGTTATAGAGTATAACGATGCTGTATATAAGTTACCAGGTACTAATACCAATTGGGAAAATGATTCCACTGTGTTTTACCAAGTTAGTGATTTTATCGTTAAACATGACTTGGATGGAGCTCCTGAAGCTTTTCTCAAAACTGATATTAAAGATTTCTTAGTTGCACAGGATAAAATATACATACTCAAACCTACAGAATATTTTTGCTTTAATACCAGTGGTATTTTTGAATTATCAGGATCTATTAGTAATATTAATATACCTAACCCAGTAACTGAAACAACTGTAGCCCTTTCTGGTGGAACGTTTATTTCAATAGATTGGGTTAATGAATACCGAAATGGTATAAATTTCCAATATCCTATATTATTAGCTGAAGGTAATGATGATAAGCTTTACCTTTCCAAAGGTACTATGCCGTCATTGACAGCTGCTGCTTTATCAGGGGTTTCTTTCGGTCATAATACTCCTGCTACTAAATTAACCAATTATAATGTTATTAACCATTTATATGATTCTTCATCTATAGATTTTAAATTAACATTAACAAATTATCTAGATACAGAAGATATTCTTAACAAAACAATTTCTTTTGATCCTACAAATTTTGAACCAGGGTTTTACAATTTTACTTATAGATTAGATACCTTACAAGGTAACTCAACTTTATATATAAATGCTGAACTATATGAAAATCAAACATTTTCGCCAGGTAAGTATATGATTCAAGATATATTTAGTGATAAGTTTTTTATTGGCTCAACAGGATTCCAAAGTAACATGGATCTGTCCCCTTACCTTAAGCAACCTGGATATTATTATACAAAAGATCTTACTATAAGAAATCCTTTTGTATACGATAGAGCTATTGATACGGAATTAGTGTATGCTTTATATTTGGTGCAACAAAAACTGGATGATATAGTTCTATCGCTACCAGCTGGTCAGCGTACATCTAAAACAGAAATACAACAGTTCTTTAAGTTTAATAGAAATAATTCTTCAAACCATATTGATATCGTTGTAAGAAATCTCAACATTACTGATGTCACTATACGAGAGCAAATTAAAGCATCTATTTTAGCAGAGGCTAAAGACTTTACACCAGTTGGTGTAATAATTAACGATGTAGTATTTAAAGATTATTAAAAGATGATTATTGATTATTCCTCATATAAAAAAGTTTATACCTCCGGTGATTTATTTACTCTTACCGGGTCAGATTTTTATGGTTTTGTTGAAACTAAAGATGGTGTTGCCAAAGAAGTAACTACTGGTAAAGCTCTTACATCTAAAACTACTTTTGCCACTGATTTATTTTTCACAAATAATTTTACTGATCGAGTTATTAGTGATACTAATATTACGCTACCAAACTCCGTCGATAATTGTACATTCAGTCTTAATGATAATTTTAATTACGATTTATTCAAACTTAAATTAGATACTTTACGAGAAAATAATACATTTGTGTATTCTAGACTTTTTATAGCATCTAATAAGTTACCATATACTGAATCTATACGATACGCCTCTCTCTCCTCTAATACATTGACGGCGTTTCAAATTAATACATCAAATACTGAAAATCCTCAATTTGTTGAAAATGTACGGTTCGAAAATAACCACTTTTTAAGTGCCTTTGGTTATGTTGTAGATGCAACAGTCCAAGCTAATTTAGATTTTGAAGATCACTTTGCATTATTTGCCTGCACGTCATCTGATCTTATTTGCTTAACTGGTTCTAATACAGATTTAACTGTTATAGAAGACACTACAGGATACGAAACTACCGAAGAAAATAATTTAACATTTAACGAGTTAGGTGGAATTGCTTCTACTAAGAAATATTTATATCTTGCCGATACTGGTAATAATGTTGTATTACGGTATGATATTGCAGGTTATGTTAATAATGATAGTTCCCTTAGAAATAAACGTAACTATATTGAACTAGAGGTGGATATG